ACGTCTCAGAAATTAATCGGCGCGTTGACACGGGTAAAGAGCCACGGCGAGTACCCCTTTGCGCCCAGGTGCTTGATGCAGTCCCCCACCTTGTACCCGTACATCGTTTCAAACACATCCGTTACGGCCGTCTTCGAAACCTTGACCACGTCCATGTGCTCGTTGATGTGGTGGTTGATGACGTTGTACGCAAATGCAATCTCCTTCAGCGTCTCCGCTCCCGTCACGATAATCTTGCCCGTGCTGAAGATGCTCGCCGTCACCTGCTTCATGTCCGCCGCTGGCTTGAACTTTATTTTGACAGCCGAGTACCTGTCAGGGTCGAACGTCACGCTCGTGAAAATAGGGTTCGCACCAAACACACGAGTCGTCTCCATAAGGTTGATGTTGTAGTTGAGACTAAAGTTTGTGTTAATCATGACGACACGAAACCCGTTGCTCGGAATGTCCACCTCGAGGATGCTCCCAAGAATAAAGGACAGTTGCTTGATGACACATTTGCAGTCAAACAAGTCAGAACACCCGGCAATCTGGACGCTCCCGTTTGGAAACACCTTGACAGACTTTGTGCTGTACTGGTCCATGTACCCGAGCGTAATCTGGTTGTAAAATGTCGTCGGCTTCAGCTTCCACTCAAACCCGTCAAAGTCAGTCCCCTTGGCGCGAACCCTGACAGAACCAACCTCCTGGAAATGATTTCGAAGTTTTTGAATGTCAATGTCCTGTAAAAACTTGGAAATGATTGTGATGGTTGTAATCTTGACCCACGACGGTCTGTGCTCCTCCGGAAAACAGTCACGAAAGTACCCTATGGTCATGAGGTAATTGAACGTGTGGTTGTCGGAAAATTTAGCACCTTCCATTTCTTTACTAGTACAAGGTGAACAACCTAAGTACACACGAGACACATTTTTTTGTGTACCGTGTTTTTTAAAAAGTCTCACGGACGCCCCTTGCGGTCCCACGCGTTCCACATCTCGTACAGACCAGGAGGAGGGAAAATCTCACCAAACAGGTGCAGGATGTGTTCCTCCGAGTGGTACTGGACAAACCTGTCTAGAGTCTCGGGGCGCTGGGTACGGAGCATGCCATCGAAAAACGCATACACAAAGTCCTTCCGGAAAAACTTTCTGAACGTCTCGGTGCGCTGTTCGCGGTCAAGGTACTCCTTGACACCCTTGGTGATTTCGGCGGTCGTGCTCGCGTTCATGCGGGTAAGAGCCATCTTTACTAGTAGAAAGTGGCGTACCTATGTGTGTTTGCGACATGTTTTTATTGGGGTGCGATAAAAACATGTTTGCTCTGTATGGGCCTCGAACCCATGACCTCGGCGTTGCATTCGGGCTCGGTAAAGAGCTCTCCGGTACACTCGTACGAGTATAAGCACCGCGCTCTGACCAACTGAGCTAACAGAGCGGTGGTGAAGAACCCACGAAGTGATGCACTCCCCTTTGACCGACTCCACCACTTGAAGTACGAGTGCAATCTTTAAGTCATGTCGATTGTGACACCGTCGACCTTTACCGCAGGGAGCTTCGTGTCGATATATTCCATGACTCTCGGGATGACTTTCTTTTCGATAATGTCCTCTATGAGTTTTTCAACGTCAGGGGCCTCGCTCTCAATCTTTTTGAAACACGCCATGAACAGTGATGCCATGGTATTACACAATATTTTTTTTGCTTCCATACACCGTTACCTGAGTAACACTGAGACGCGTTTTTTTGTGTACCGTGTTTTTAAAAACGAGACGGTGACTAGAAGAGCGGGTGGAGGTCGAGGAGGAACTTCTTCTCCTCGGGTGTGTACTCTGGGTACTCGAGCCCGTAGCTCTTGAGCGAGTCCAGGTGTCTCTTTAGAGGGACCTTCAGAGTCTTCTCCGCCCAGTCGAGGAGAGTCCCCTTGGGGCCCTTGGGTCCAGCCCAGTTGAACGCCTTGTTCTTGAAAACAGACTGGTGGTGGTTCGAAAACAGGGACGGCGTCTGTCCGCTCGGAATTTTCGGGACTCCGAGCGTGTCGATCGCGGTTTTCTTGTCTGGAAACAGGGTCGAGTTTCCGCGCGTGAGACGCCAGCCAAAAAACAGACGAAATTGTTCGTGCGGAGACGTTTGGGACAGGACCTCGTGGATCAGGTGTTGGGGAAAAATCACGAGGTGTCCCGGGGGGACTGTGAACTTTAGTTTCGTGCTCTGGTACTCTGCGTACTCCTCCGACTTGGTGTCGAGCGTGCAGAACCCCTGGTGCGCCTTGGAGACCTCGTAGGTGTTGAGGACCCCGAGGTGCGAGCCGGGCTTGCAGACGAAAAACTGGTCGTGCGCCGTCAGGTTGAGCCAGCCCCCGAACAGGAGGTCGTCGTCCTCTTCGCGCAGGAACGTGTGGGGTGTAACGTCCCTGTGAGCCGTTTCGGCGTTTGGTTTCTGTCCCGGAAACCTGTGCAGAACCCTGTCGAACAGAACCTCGAGACGAAATTCCTTGTGCGTGTCTGGTCGAACTTCCTTCAGGTACTTTTGAAAAATCTGTGACGCGACAGCTTTTTCAAAAGTGGCTTTTCTGAGCTGTTTAACTAGGGGACTGTGGAACGAGGAGGGGTTGGCGTAGGCTGCGAACCCGCCTAGGACGTAGGGGTGTGAACCTGGAAGAAACTCAGGAAACGCCTTTTCAGTTTCGCGGAACAGAGAAGACGCGTCTTCTTTGAGGACTTGGAGCGTTACAACGCCTATAGTGTTCATTCTTTGTTACAAGTACAAGGTAAACAACCTGAGTACATTCTAGACGCGTTTTTTGTGTGTGTTCCGTGTAAGAATCCTATTTGTGGAAAGACTTGTACACTGTTGCCGAAAAAAAATGATTCGTACAACTAAAAGTAAAATGGTGGGCTTTGACAATCTTCCAGCCCATATTGGAACTAAGATAGCTAATCAATTGTCATATAATAATAGACGAAGTCTTGCACATGCTACGAGCAAGCTTGAAACACTCAGGGAAGTGCGTGAAAACGTAAAGAAACAAGCACTGAAAAAACATCTTCTTGGTTTGTACGCTGGTTCGAGACTGGTCGGTAGACACTCACTAAAAGACAGAAGAGTAAACTACACTGGCAACAAAGTTAGTTCTAACTTTAATCATTTAAACCCTTACTCACCGTATCTTAACCTGTACAGATGGATAAATGTAATGAAAAATAAAAGAGTTATTAAAACAGGTAATAATGTGACAAGTCCTTTAACAAACAATAATATCAATCAGATAAAAAAGAACATACTTCGAAAAATGAAACCGATCGAGATAGGTGATGAAATGTTTATTAAGACGGCCGGTAAGAAGTTTTCAAGTAAAAACGGAACAGCTGTACTTCACATAAACGAGAATAATAATACTAATACTAACAATCCTATATTAAAAATGTACATAGAAAAAAGACAGAAACCTAAAACTTTTGCCGTGTACAGAATTTTTCCTAGAAATGAAGGGCTAAAAAATCATGTAACAATGCTTCCAATAGCCAACTACCATAACAAGAAGAACACAAATAAAATAGGTTTTGTAACTGTAAAAGGCATTGAAGCTCCAAAGAAAAAGAAAAAGAAACCAACGAAAAGCAAAAATTATCCTGAAACGTATTTCTAAATAAAAAAGTAGTGTACACTAGGTGATGGAAGAGTTTCGGAGCAGGCCTTTCGATGTACGTTCAAAAGAGTCGAAACAGCTCGCTCGCAAGTACTACGACAGGGTACCTACCATAGTGAAACCGAGCAACGAGAGAACGCCCGCCACGGAGAGTTTCAAGTACTTGGTTCCCAAGACTACGACAGTCGGACAGTTTGTTGACACGCTTCGGAGGAAAACAAAGATAAAGTCGTACCAGGCGCTGTTTGTTTTCGCGAACGGGGTCCTTCCTCCCACCTCAAGCACAATGTTGGACGTGTACAACGAACACCACGACGAAGATGGGTTCTTGTACATCATGTACACACTCGAAAATACTTTTGGGGCCAAAGTCGAGTGCGAAGCACTCGGTGAAAATACTTTTGGTTGAGTACAGTACCGATGTGTTGGAACGCGACAGTGTCACTCAACACGTTCATTTTCAGTCTGTTCGGGATGTTGTTTGCTCTTGCAAACGGAGCAATAACGTTTGAAAGAGCACTGTTCATCATGTCGTTTGTTTCAATGCAACTCGTAGAGTACTTTACGTGGAGGAACATAGACAACAAACAAACAGTACGATTGATGTCACAGATTGGAACTCTCGTAGTACTTTCACAAATTGTGTTTCTTATGAACAACGACAAAAACTTTCCTAATAAAGGACTGTGGTTTCTGGGCTTTGCGAGTGTCACACTCGTCGCCTTTGCAACCACAAAGATTGATTACTCCATGTACAAGGCACCTAACGGTCACCTGGCCTGGAACTGGTTATCGAGCTGGCCAACGTGGTACCTTGCCTTTTGGGTACTGTGTTTTCTAGGAATTGTACTTCACACAAGGGAATATGATACGTTTCTCTATGCACTCGTAACAATACTGTTATCATGGTACGCGTACTATTCAAGCGGGACGTGGGGTTCGATGTGGTGTTGGTTCGCAAACATACTCGCCTTTTGGTGGATAGCAAAAGTATTTTATAAGGACATGTGCTAGTTACTTTCTCACATAACACTGATTTTTTGTACCAGCCAGAAATGGTGACTGTACTTCAGCACCGCCATAGTACCAACACTCCGCTCCGTTGGATTCAAACGCTTTACACCTTGAATCCTTTAGGCACTTGTCCCTACACTTGGCTATATCCGGTTCTCTGTTATAATCGTACCCAGTGTATTCCGTGTTACCAGGTACTCTACACGCACTAGGACCAGAAGCTAGCGGACCTGCAAACCTGTCTTGTGCTGGCGCGGTCCTGACGTAACACTGGTTTTTTGTACCGGGTTCGAACGGCGTTTGTACTTCAGCACCGCCATAGTACCAACACTCCTCTCCGTTGGATTCAAACGCGTTACACCTTGAATCTTTCAGGCACTTGTCCCTACACTTGGCTATGTCAGGTTCTTTGTTATAATCGTACCCAGTGTAGTCTCTGTTACCTGGTACTCTACACGCACTGGGTCCAGAAGATAAAGCCCCTGCAAATCCGCCTGTGGCTCCACCCGCCGAAGAGGCTGCCGCGCCTGAAGCTGCGGCAACAGGAGCCAAGATGGCACTCAACGGGCTCGTTGACGCGGTATCGGAACTGGTACCGGAGCTGGTACCGGAGCCGGAGCTGTATATCGCAGCCCCTACCGATACTGACAGCGACATCATTAGAAGCACACAGGCTATAATCACAAGTATTGCTATGACTGACCCGTCCATTACTATACTCATATATTTTCTTCGTCGTACTCAATCATACACGACGGCTTCGCCTTCTCTGCCCTCTTGCGAGCCACCTTTGGCTTTGGCAAAAGGTCTTCTACACCGTGCTCGCGGTGCCACAGGACCCTCTTCCAAAACGCATCCATAATCGGGAGGTTCGTTGCGAACCACTCTCGGTCCCTCTTGACGTTCGTCACGACAAACTCGGGTGGGCTCGGCCACGTGAGTTCCTCTGGCTTGTACTGTATAAAGTCGCACTCTTCGAGGTTCAGGATTTCCATGCACAGCTGAATCTGGGGGAGGTAGTGCTCTGGAACCTCTGGCGTGATGACGCGGCGCAAGGGGCACTTTATTTCAACCAGCTTGCCAGACTCTGTGATTCCGTCGGGGCTGCCCCCGAGCCAGTTGTACACGGGATGCGGGTGGAGTCCGATTTCGTGCGCAACCTCGCCGTACCGTTCGCAGTAAATGTCGCGAGCCACGTTCTCGTACTTGTTCCCGTGCTCCGTCGCTTCGTTACCCGTAAACTTGTTCAGGCCGCACTTTTTGAGAATCAGGTCGTCGGGTTTCTCGTACTTGTTGACGCCTATGGCCGTCGCGGCGTCGCTCGCCGTGAGCATCTTTCCGCGCAGGGCAAGCCACTCGTCAGACTTTTGCGCTGCGTACTCATTCGCAAGGAGAGCCTGAACAACCGGATGTACCATTGTGTATAGAACGCCTCTTTTCTCTAACGGTACCTGCGCCCGTACACTGGACTGTTGTTGTTATTGTTATTGTTATCGTTGTTGTTGTTGTTGTAGTGTGAACGACGACCCCCCTGCACCTTGTTTATGTACCTATGGAGTAAAACCTTGTAGTTTTTAGGTCTGCTGTACCTGTTTGTATTCACTCTCGTGACGGTTAAAAAGGAATTGTTCAGAGTGTTCTTTAATTGCTTGTACTTTTGAATAAGTTGGTTCAGTCTCGTAATTCGTTGTCTAAGAATTACTAGTTTCCTTTGTTGAACGGCTCTGTCATTTGGCATTTGAGTACTCGTAGAAAAAAATCACATTTCACGCAGTTGAACGAGCGCCTCGTATGCGGACAGTTGCTCAGCCTGCTTTTTTGTTTTGGCGCTCCCGTGGCCGAGTTTTCCTCCGTTGACGCTGACCGAAATGCAAAACGTTCCATTCACGTGGCTCGCAATCGAGTAGTCTGGCAGGTTGAGCTTGTTCGCTTGACAGTACCTCATCAAGCGGTCCTTGTAGTTGTCGTCGACCATGATGCAGTCGAGGTCCACCAGTGACGTGTCAGAAAATATACCTAGGACAAACTTTTTTGTGTGCAAGAGTCCCAAGTCGAGATAAATCGCACCTACGAGCGCCTCGAACGCGTCTTCCAAAACCTTTTCGTTGTGGTTCCACCCGTTCCTGATGCCCTTTTCGTCCATGAGTATCCATCTTTCGAGACCCAGTCTCTTTGCGATGCTGGCGAGCATGTTTCCGCGGACCAACTTTGTCCTGGCCTTTGTCAGGAAGCCCTCCTGTCTTATTTCGTACTTGTCAAACAAGAATTTCGTGACGAGAAACCCGAGGACGGAGTCGCCCATGAATTCGAGTGTCTCGAAGGATTCGGTGAGAGTGTACCTCTTGAGAGCTGATTTATGAGTAAAAGCTTTTTGGTAGATAGCAAGATTATTCACCTTGGTACCAACCAATTTTTCGAGTTCGTTTTTGTCCAAAGGGGGTGGTTCAACAAGAACCGTGACTTCAGATTCATCTTGGTCACACATTTACTGTACTTGTGTTTTTTATTTTTAACTTTGAGTGCGGAGCACTCGCTTGTGAGACTTTGAGTGCGGGGCGGGGACTTTGAGTGCTCCGCACTCGCTTGGGGGGCTCACGCCTTTGGCTTCTTGGCCACCTTCACCTCCTTCTTCGCCTTGACCGGCTCGGGTGTGACGGGGGCGGCGGCTGGGGCGGGGGCAGCCTTCGCGGGCTTGACGTAGTGCGGGCTCAGGTACTTTTGGATGTTGAGAAACGTAATCTGGAGGCCGGCCGGGGGCTCGAGGAGGTCGGTGAGCTTGTCGTCGAGGATGATGACACGACCGTTGTCAGGGTGCTTGAGGTTGTTAGAGGTGACATACGCATTGATGCGACGAGTAACCTCGCTGCGGGAAATCATCTCCTCGTCGCCGAGGGAGAGGAAGGTTCGAAGCTTTGGAGAAACCTCGAGAGGGCGATTGAAACCGTTATTAGAAGCTCGCGTCTTAGCCTTCTCTCCATCGGGGTCGTCCTGGCTGGTGCGGAGCTTGCGAATGAGCTTTGCGAGGGACTTGATGCTGCTCTTAATCTCGGCAACGTCGGCAATCAACTGAGTAAGTTCAGCCATTTCTACACTAGTAACACGTGTCTTCTTTAAACTCGTTAGATGGATAGAAGCAGAGCGGAAACGATGAGCATCGAGAGAATCAACAGCATGAGTTTCACGAGCTTCGGGAGCGCCGCGTTTTCCGGTTCGATGGGTCTGCTCGACTGTTCCTTCACGAGTTCGGGCGACGGTTCGACGTCGACCGGGAGCACACCCGTGGGCGGTTTCGGCGGGACGCCCGGGCAGTCGGTGCTCGGGCAGGCTGGCGTGCAGCAGCCCTTCGCCGCGTACAGGAACCCGTTCTGGATGTACCCGCAAAACTGGTCGCCGTTCGGGTTCTTGGTCCCCGCGTTTGCGTAGCACAGGGGCTTTGTGTTTGGCGGCAAGACGCACGGTTTCAAGGGTGGTTTGCAGTACATCTCATTGTCTCCTTGGCTGAGTGCAAATGCACTCGAGTTGTTTGGCATGCTAAAATATAGTAATATAATAAATGGATGTGAACACGTACTCGCAGAAGACGCTCGACGCGTTCATACGGGACAAGTTGTGCAGCGGCGACCCTTTGACATACAAGTACTACCAAGAGGGTCAGGTTTCAAAGTTTAGAAAAAAACTCCGGGACGATGATACTGTTGACACTGTTGTTCAAACATTCATTACTGATTCTACTAGATACTACATAACAGACTTGATAGGTGTTCTCACTACTCACATGAGACCGTACGGTGACTTGATAATTTCAGGTGGAGAAGCAATCAACTCGTACCTCGAAGACGACAAGAGAATAATAACGACTGACATTGACACAAAGTTTACTCCAATCATAAAGGTCGGCACTCGAGTTCTCAAGTCTGACGACAAGGAGATGTTTGGGTACATACAGCTCGCAAAGCTCAGGCTCTGGAACATGCTCGGACAGATTATAAACAGATACAAGAGTACACTAGTGAACAGAATCAAGAAACATGTTATCGATTCTCACTTTGGAAAGATGTTGGGTGTGTCGTTTGCGAGGGGGGCTCCTTTTCGCAGGAGGTACACGTTGATAAAAAAGAACAAGAGTCTCGGTGTCTTGATTGACATCGAACTGTTTGCAATTGATTTACAATTGAGATACTATGTTCCTTCGAAGAGGAAGGTCTCCACTGAAAACATAGGTGGAGTCCTTGACATTGCGTTCATGAGGCCTCTCGAGTTTGGGTACGAGGCTTCTCATACCCGTAGAAAGGGAATCCCCGTCGTGAACCCCGCGACCGGTAAGGAGGGGTGGAACAGGAAGGTTCTCGTGGCGAGTCCCAAGTTTCTGATTCACGACGTGTACTCTCTGCAAAAGTACAACTTGAGACCGACGAAGAAGGAGAAGGACAGGAAGAGGCTGTACTACTTTGCAAAGTACGTCATGGGGTCAAAGACCGTCAAGGCGAGCGACACCATCCACGAACTGTTTCGCAAGAGCATCAGGCTGACTCGCGAACCCGTGTCTGACCCTTCGAAGAGGCCCGGTCTGACGAGGAAGGACATTGCGCGCGACATGCGCGTCGACCCGTACAGGTACGAGAGCATCACGACGAGACCGAAGAAGGAAACCGTGTACAAGCAGCTGTTTTACGGAATCAAGACGTCCGAGAACCTGAACGTCCCAGGGTACAACAAGACCATGAGCTCGTACCGGTTCGACGTCAAGAAGGGCGCCTGGGTCCAGAACAGGAACCCCTTGTACATCCGCAACGAAGCGACGCACAGGCCGACGACCATCAGGGCCTTTCCGGTCGTGCCGATAGAAGACACACTGTACGGGTACAGCCCAGCGCGCGACAGCTGGATGCCCCGCGAACTCGTGAAGAAATCCGCTATGATTCCGCTCGTTGGGTTAAAGATTAAAACTGCACAGTAAGTAATGTTCGGTGTCCCCAAGAAAACTCAGGACGGTCGGTACTACGTCAAGCCCAATGAGAAGAAGCTTGTGCAGCTCAACGGCGTCAAGGTTGTTTCGGTTTCACAGGACAGCATGACTCTGGCTCTCGACGAGTCGGCGCAGAAGACTGTGTCGGATGTCGACGCGCTCGTGCTGTCTTCAGCAAAGGAGAATTGCGAGCTCTGGTTCTCGCGAGTCGTGGCTGAGAAGACGTTGGAGACTGCGTACACGAAAAGTTTTTCTGACGGTACAATGAACGTGACGAAGCCGGAGTATCACAAGGTGTACCGTGTCCGTGAGGCTGTGTGCGAGGCGGAGCTCGCGGAGGGCACGGCGTGCGACGTCGTCCTCGAACTCTCAGGGATTTCGTTTACGAAGAAGACGTACTCCCCGGTGTGGAAGATTGTCCAGACGCGACTCAAGGAGCCGCCCAAGAAGAAGTACCACGAGGAGTACTTGTTCCAGGATGACGAACCCGTTGAAGTGTCGGATGACGATTTATTTGCATGACAAAAAAAATTATACGTACTATATAAATGGCGTTGCTCAAGAAACTCAGCGTAAAGTCTGTTATCATCTTTGTGCTCGTGGGCCTTGTGCTGTTCTACCTTTATCAGTCGGACATGAAGCCCAAAAAGTCCAATTACCAGCTCGGGTCTTCTGCTCTCGCCCCGTCTAGCGCGACTTCCTCCACGGGCACAGGCGCCGGTCCTTCCGCAGGCGTCGACGTCAGCGACCTCGACGGGTTTGCGCCCGCAGACCTTTCGGGCACGTCCATCAACCTCGACATCGGGTGCGCCATGAAGTCAGGGACGGGACTCGCGTCGTCTTTGATGCCGCGAGAGGTTGCTTCTCAGGAGGATTACGGGCAGTTTGCACCCAACGACATTCTCAAGGGGCAAAACTTTTTGGACCCGCGTCAGCAGGTTGGGTGGCCCGAGACGATCGGCGGAACCATCCGTAACGGAAACCACGACCTCCGCGCCGACCCGCCGAACCCCAAGGACCAGTACGTCTGGAACAACTCCACAATCGTCCCAGACCTCATGCAGCGCAACTTGTTTTGCAACTGAGCGCGTGGTGCTTAGAGTTAAAAGTACACTAGTAGTATAAATGGCCGAATCAGTTTCTGACCAGTTTCGTAGCGCTATGAAAGACTGGGTCGAGCTCAAGAAGCAGCTCACGAGCGCCCGCAAGGACATGAAGATTCTCAACACCAGGGAGAAGCAGCTCAAGGAGTACATTAAGAATTACATGAAAAAGCAAGAAATTGACAAGGTAAACTTGAAAGGGGGTAAAGTGACTCTCAAAGTCTCGCAAAAGTCTGGTTCCTTTACCAAGGCTGCGGTGATGAACGGGCTCCACATTTACTTTCAAGGCGACGAAGTCAGGACCGAGGCTGTGATGACGTGCATCCTCGACAACATCGACAAAAAGGAGACCGAAGTCATCAGTCTAACCGGCTTAAAAAAACAAGCCTCTGATTAACAAAAGGTACCGAAAATGGTCTGGAGCCACTATGTCGAAGAGGCGAACGAAGCTGCCGACGAGTTTGTCAAGCACGGCGACGATTTCTTCGACGATGAAGAAGAGTACGCGCCGCCCACCATCATGAACATCGAAGACTGGGAAACGTGGTACTCTCGCGACCTCATGAACATGTGGTTCTCACTGCGCTCGTACACCGACGACTCTGGCGTCAGCAGCTTTGTCATGCCGTTTGCCACGTACACAAAGTTTGTCGAGTTTTGCTACGCCAACTCTGACGGCATCCGAAACTCGCACCCATCTTGATTTTTTTACCGGTACACAGTACCATGATTGAAAAAGTGTTGATACCTTCAGTCCTCTTCTTTGCTCTCAGTCCTGGTTTTTTCACGAGCATGAAAACATCAGTACCAGACGTCACGTTGAACGCCCTCATTTTGATTGCCCTGTACTGGGCCATCGCGCGCGTCCTCGGCCTCACGCTCACCAAGGCGGACCTCATAGTCCCGGCCGTCCTCTTCGTGCTCCTGAGCCCGGGTATCTTGCTGACGCTGCCACCTGGCGCGGGGGGTGTGTTCATGTCGCGCGACACGAGCATGAACGCCATCGTGGTTCACGCCATCGTGTTTACGATTGTGTTTGCGACGCTCCGAAAGCTCTTTCCTAAAGTGTATTAAACGGTAATGACACCTTCTTTATATGTACCTAGTGATAGGACCGGGGGGAATGGCCGCGTTCGCGTACCTCGGAGCCCTGTCGGCGATAGGACTCGATTCCGTCGAAGAAGTCGCGGGCTCTTCGGCCGGTTCCATAATCGCCATGCTCGTGTGTGCGGGCAAGACGCTCGACGAGATTCACGAGTTTATGTTTGGCGCCAATCTGAAAGAACTCTCCAAGTTTAGCATCGTGTCGTTCCTAAAAAACTACGGCCTCATTTTGCACGACCCCATAAAAAAACTTATGAGGGACTTTTGCGGCGACCTCAAGTTTAAAGACCTCAAGAAGAAGTTGTACATATCGTGTTACTGCATGAACAGGATGGAGACCGAGTACTTTTCGGTCGACAACTCGCCGGACATGTCCGTCATAGACGCCGTGAGCATGAGCATGACCGTTCCTTTTCTGTTCGAGTCGTGCGTGTACAAGGGCATGACGTACATAGACGGCGGCACTCACGAACACGTACCGAGTCTCGCGTTTCTGCACAAGGACCCGAAAGACGTCGTCATCCTCAAGCTTGAAAAACACACCGTGTACACGCCCGAGATAAAGAGCATCAAGGCGTTCATCGCGTGCCTCGTCAACGTAGTTGTCCACAGCAGCGTATCGTACAAGACTCTTTCGCGGGAGATAGTCCTAAACATCGAAGGGGTCAACATTTTTGATTTTTCAATGTCTTACGAAGACAAGATGAAGCTGTACGTCCAGGGGTATCAGACGGCCCTGATCCACTTGGGCTCGTTCAAGTAGCTGAAACCGTCGAGTATGGGTCCGTCGCACTTGAACGCGTACATGAGCACCGTGAACAGGTCGATTGTGTCCTGGACCGCGGCGTGAGACTGCTTGTACGAGGGGTCCCTCTTCACAAACTGCGTAAAGCTCTCGAGCCTGTTCATACCCTTGTTCTTTCCGTTTTCAGTAGACCACTTTTTGTACTCGGCAGTCATCTTGTGACACCGATTACAAAACAGACTCATAGTGCACACGAGCTTCACGTCGCACCAGCGCTTGTCGTACATCCCAGTGTTTGGAAACTGGACGAGCTTGTTCTTGACGATGCGCCGGCCCTTGACAAAGTTCTGAGTGTCCACGAGCGCCTGCAGGTCGCTCGGCAAGTTGTGGCTCATGAGGACGCCCCCGTTGGCGACGACAAACTGGTTCATCGCCTTGACCGCGTCGTAAAAGCGCATGGTTCGAACCCTGATGCCGTGCGCACGGCACGCGACCGCGTCCGACAGGTGCTTGTTCTCCACGTGAAGCGTGTCGCGCGACGCCTCGAGGTACTCCTTCACAAACTTGCTCTGCAGGACGTCCGTAACCTTGATGACGAGCCCCTTGTCGGTGTGCATCTTGTACTGGCTCAGCTTGCCGGTGTTCACGGTGATTGGAATCAGGGAAACGGTGTGCACGTACGACACGTCGCTCGACCTGAGGTAAATGGACTCAAAGTCGGCGACGACGGCGGATATCTTCACCATTTTCTTACACACGTAAGGCGGTATTTTTTTATGTGCGTACTACATGGATCCATGTCTCCCAGGTGTGAGTACCGCAGACGCACGAACGATAGCCCGCGTGAAACTGGGAGTTCCGCCCCAGTACGCAAGCAGGATGTCCACCGCGCAGGTGTGCAAAGCCATGAACTTGAGCAAAAAGACAAACATCATGCCGCCCATGGAGTACAGGGTGTACGAAGGTAAAACCTACCTAATCGACCCAAAGTCCCCCTTGACCATCGGAGACTTTGTCACGTTTTTACAAGCAAAGTCCGTCAGCGACATTGCACCCGTCGCGAGAAAGCTCAAGCTCGTGACAGAGTACGTCTCAAAGAACGAACTCAGAGCAAACATAATCAAAATTCTTCAGGCACTCAACATAGCGGAACCGATAGAAATCCCCCACAAAATGAAAATTAACATAGGCAAGAACCTGAACAGCACCCCGGTCAACGCCAACCTTCCCGCCAACCTGCCCGTCAACGCGCCACCCGCCAACGCCAACTTGCCCGCCAACTTGTCCGCCAACACACCGGTCAACTCGAACGCGAACCGCACGAACTCGAACACGCCTCTGAACCTCGGGGGTTCTGGCAACGGCCTCGTGCTCGGCGGACAGGGAGAGTCGAGCTCTCCACTTTTGAACCTCAACAAGCCTAAACCTTCGAAGCTGTCTCTCAACGGTACCAACTCGGGCGGCAACAGCGGGGGCAGCATCAACCTCAACGCAAGGCCGTCCAACGTAAAAGTCTTGTCAGAAAGTTTTGGGGAGCCCGAGGGGCCTCCTCTCGAGCTGGGAAACCCTAAGCCGTCCGGGGTGCAGCTGAGCGAGTACACGAACGGCGTTTCGCAGCCCCCTCTCAACCTTAGCGCGCGTTCGAACATGACGCTGAAACAGAACACGAACACGAACACGGGTTCTCTCAGACTCAGTGCGAAACCGTCCACGTCAGTCAGTCTCCCGTCAAGTCTTTCTGGTAACAGAAACAGTCACATAACAAGTGTTGTGAAGCAAGAAGTGAGTAACAACAGTAGCGTGACAAACGCACTTGCAAATTTACAAAAGAAACTGACCGGTTGAATAAATTTCGTATGATATACTATGGCAACAAACTACAATAAGCAGTACATGGACCTTATGAAGGCTGTAAAGGGACTCGTGTACAGCTGGAAAAAGGTGTCAAAAACAGAGGACAAGAATAAGAAGAGTGCGCTAAAAAAAGATTTTCTCAAAAAGCTGGCGGACACAGCTTCGAAGATTGACTCTGTCATAAAAAGTTTTGAAAGCAACATTTACAAGTTGCCTTTCAACGTGACGGTACTCAACGTCAACGGTGTGAAAGGTTTCATCAACACGAACGGCAATCACTATGTCATGAATGCAAACACCCCAGCCCCTATTGCAAAGATGAAAAATATTTTGAAATTACTGACAAAAAGCAAACAAAACGGGGTGAGCAACACCATTGCGAAACTGCAGTCACAAGTTGGAACGCAAACGAATGTGAACAAGAACTCTCCCCCGAATAAAAAGAACTCTTCGACTTCAATGAATGCACCTCCGAACAAAAAGAACTCTTCGACTTCACCTCCGAACAAAAAAAGTGCAAACGCTTCGACTTCGACAAATGCACCTAAAAAGAACTCGAATTTAAATATCCGTTTGACCAAACAAGAACAAGAGTTTATGAATCGTCTGCGTCAGACTGAAAACAAGGCGCAAGCAGCTGTCAACGCTTTGGAGGCAAAACTTTCTAAGAAAAGTAACAACGAAGGTGTTCAACAGAAACTCAAAGCTGCGGAACAAGCTCTGAAAAATGCACACAACAAGCTTGCAAATGCGGAGAAAAAGTCATTAGCCGAACTCGAAGCTGCAAAGGCTACTGGCGCGAAAAATCTAAACGCAGCTCTGGCGGCCAGGAACGCCGAAGCTAAAGCGAGTGTGAACAAGTTGACAGCCGAACTTGAAGCTGCAAAGGCCGCTGGTAAAAACACAAATGATATCAGACAGAAACTGAAAAATGCAGAAAATAGACTCGCAAACAATCAACTTGCTTTGGCTGCAAAGAACACCGAACTGTCGGAGAGAAACAAGAAAGAGGCGGCCAGGAACGCCGAACTGTTGGAAAAAAACAAGAAAGCGAAAGAAAACGTAAACAAGTTGACAGCCGAACTCGAAGCTGCAAGGGCTGCCGGTAAAAACACAAATGATATCAGACAGAAACTGAAAAATGCAGAAAATAGACTCGCAAACAATCAACTTGCTTTGGCTGCAAAGAACACCGAACTGTTGGAAAAAAACAAGAAAGCGAAAGAAAACGTAAATAAGTTGTCGGCAGAACTCGCAAAAGCAAAGGCGGATGGCAATAAAACAAGTGCTATACAAGCAAGACTTAACAGCGCTATAAAAAACAGAAACGCGAAACACGCCGCTCTTAAAAAGTCTCATCTTGTCGAAAAATTCGGTGGAAAACTTCTCATGAAAAAAGCACTTGAAAACGCCAAACGAGTGGCAGCAAATGCAAGTGGTAAAAACAAGGCGGAGGCAAATGCCGAAGTCCAGCGTCTACGTATGGAACTTGCAAATAAAACGAAATTAAATCAAAATCTCCAGAGTGTAAAGGCTGAACTAAGTGCTGCGTTAGCTGCTAAAGAAGCTAATAAATCAGGAGCAAATGCCAGAGTCGCCAACGCAGAAAGGAAAGCAGAAGAATTAGAAGCGAGACTTCAACAAGCTGTGGCTAATAAAAACGCTGAGATTTCTGCAATCAAACAAGGTAGTAATGCTGAAAAGAACAGTCTTATAACACAATTACGAGCTGAACAAGAAAGTCTCAAGAAAGGTCTGAATGAGATAGCAAAGACTGCATCAGAGAACGCTAGTAGACTACAAGCAAGTTTAAACGCAAAAATCAAAGAGGCACAAAACGCACAAAACGCACTTGCAAGAGCAAAGAATGCACACGAGAACACCAAAATGGCTAGTAAGGAACTACAAAACGCTAAAGATGCTTTAGCAGTTGAAAAGGGTATGTTACAAAATCAGATTAACAGACTACAGAATAACCTCAAGTCTTCTAAGAAAGCAACAGCAGCTGAAAGAAACGCTTTGCGGTCTGAATTAAATGCAGTCACGAGTAGCAAGACTGCACTTGAACAATCTATGAAGGAACTTTCAGAAGAAAAAGAGTCGAGTGTAGCTGCTCTCAAGCAACAACTTAAAAATGCACAAAATGGTTCGAATGCCGAAATTACAAAAGCTCGTAAAGAAGCCACCAACTTAAAAGCCAATCTTGAAAGACAACTTGCAAACAAGATGGTGACACAAGCTAACAAAGTTAGACTTGGAGGTGAATTAAATGCAGCAAGAAAAGCAATTGCCAATTTTGAAGAAAAGCTAGCGAGTGTAAAGCCATTGCTAAACGAACAGGCTCGTAAAAATAAGGAACAGAAAAACAGAAGAGATGCCTTGTCAGTTAAAATTTCACTTCTAAAGGGTCCTAATGTTATAAGAAGGTCTGACATTATTATAAGTGCTCTTGCAAATAGCAGTAACAAAGAGTTACAAGAGGCTGCAAGGAAAAAGGTTTTAAGCACTATAGGAAGTAAAAACCATGACGGTAGACTTAGTCTGAATGCTAACAACATACACAAGCTAGATTACATAGCTCGTCAACTTGACAGTCATAAAGATATGTCAGCTATCAACATGTATGAACTTCTTACAATAAACAAAAAAAATAAAAAGATTCGTGCGAAAGGACCAGTACCATACGGTGCTAATAACAAGAGACCTGTATCTGGTAAACCATCAAGTGGTGTAGCTCCACGTAGTACAATGGTCCGTGGTGAACCGGTACTGTCTGTAGAAGACAGTGGTGTCCAAGAAGAACAAAACAAATCAAAAAAGACTCGCAGGAATGGAGGTATGATAAAAGCGACACCAGCTGCCAGACAAGCAGTGGTAGAAAGACGACCGAAGCCGTTTGTCGGTCCTATGGCGGGTTAAAATAAAAGTAAACAGTAAATGCCTTCGTGTGGATGTATGATGAAGTCGCCTCTGAAAAATAAGGTAAAGGGAAAAAACTCTCGTAAGATTAAGAGAAACAATGGCATCCAGAGACTGCTCGATATGTTGCGAAAAGTTCAGTTCAAAAGTCCGCGTAAAGGTCGAGTGTAACTACTGCGACCTCGAGTGCTGCAGGCAGTGCGTTCAAAAGTACCTGACCGAAACCACGACGGATCCGCACTGCATGCAGTGCAAGAACGCGTGGAACCGCGAGTTTGTAGACCTCGCGTGCACCAAAACTTTCAGGAACAACCAGCTCAAGAGTCACCGTGAAAACCTGCTCTTTGAGCGCGAAAAGTGTCTCCTCCCTGATGCCCAAGTCATTCTGGCACACAGGAAGGAGTGCGAAAAAAAAATCACAGAGTACTCGGACCGCCTCAAGGCGCTCTCTGACGAGATGTACGCGCTCCACATCGAGATTGACAACGTCAGGCGTCAGAGCAGCAGGGAGCCGACCGAGAAGCGAAAGTTTGTGCGCAAGTGCCCGGTCACAGACTGCCGCGGGTTCCTCTCGACGCAGTGGAAGTGCGAGGTCTGCGACAACAAGATTTGCCACGAGTGCAACGAAATCAAGGAGGACACGCACGAGTGCAAGCCCGACAACATCGAAACCATGAAGCTCATAAACAAGGACACGAAACCGTGCCCCAACTGCGGAACCATGATTTTCAAGATTTCGGGGTGTTCGCAGATGTGGTGCCCCGACTGTCACACGGCGTTCGACTGGAACACGCTGCGCATAGAAAGAGGGGTCATACACAACCCGCACTTTTACGAGTTTCAGAGGCTCGGGGGCGTCGCGCACAGGAACCCTGGCGACATCCCGTGCGGCGGAGTCCCTGGCGTCAACGAGTTGTACCTCGCGTGCAACCTGCATTACGGCCGGTACGCCAGTACCAGAATCCCCGTAGAGTCGAAGATGGTGTTTGACTTTTGTCAGCTCGTGAACCACGTGGAGCACGTCGAGATGTTGCGCGCTCCGGTCGAAAACAACCTCGAGCTCCGCATCAGGTACCTCTCGAACACGCTCGGTGAGAATGAGTACAAGCACATTCTCCAAAAGAATGAAAAGTCCCGCGAAAAGATTCGCGACATCAACAACATCCTCACTATGCTCACGCAGACGGGGGCAGACCTCCTGCGTCAATTTGTAAACAAAGAAATCACGCTCGAACAAATTAAGGATGTCATCGCCAATCTTCTCAAGTACACGAACAGCACTCTTCAGGTTGTCAGCGACCGGTACTCGTGCGTCGTCCCCCAGGTTAACGAGGATACTCTCGCTGTGTACAGGCGCAGGGGCAATGCAGAGGCTCGAAGGAATGGCGAATACGATATATGAGAACCTCGGACCCGGGTACAACGAGTGCGTGTACCACCGCGCGTTCGAGGTGCTTCTTCGCAAAGACGGAGTCCCGTACGAGACGGAGCGAATAGTTCCGATTGTGTTTGAGGGGCACGCAATTGGAAACCTTCGGGTAGACTTGATTGTCGACAACGAGTGCATAGTAGAGCTCAAGGCGCTCGCGAAGTTGAACGAGTCGGCAAAGACTCAGACTAGAAATTACATGAAGCTCACGGGGGTGAAGAGCGCGCTCCTCGTCAATTTTCCTCAGGGGTCTTCTGACCGTCCAGAGATTCTACGATTTGGAGGGCGAGAATGAACGGGAGGCTCTTCGCCAGTACCTTCGTAGCCGCTTGCGACGTGTTGTACCACGCCTCGGGGTCCTTGAGGCCGTCCGTCAGCGCTTCGCTCGCCTTCTTTATGTGGTACACGGCGTCGTCGACGCAGTAGTCCCGGTGCTTGTCCCCCGTCTTCATGGCTTCTAAAATGGGAACGAGTCCGTCCATTACGTGACTGGGTGAACATTTTTCTAAGTACATATAAATGTCTCTGTTCGTGGTGATTCTCGGATTGTTCTCCATAGCTCTCATAGTCATGATGATGATGTTCCCAAACTTTTTGAAAAAGCCCTTTGCGCCCATGTGCGACATAGTGTGCACGGACAAGAAGGCTTAAATGGTCGAGATGAACTCCCACTGGAGTTCTTTGCAAATCATCTTCCATATGACGTCTTGTTGGTACAGCTTCTCCTTGGACTTGAGCAAGGGAAAGCACGGGAGGTAATCGTCCTCGCCGAGGAGTTCGCAAAACTTGTACAGCACGTACGAGTAACTCAAAAAGTTTTTGCGCGACTCGGGGCAGTGCTTGTTGAAGGGCTCTTGGATGTCTCGGAACATCATTCTCAGACGGTCCTCGAGAGCCTGGGACATCTTGGGCGGTTGCATTCCATTGAGAATATTTGAGATGTAGGGCACGTGTTCGTAGTACTTGTTGAGTCGCAGTTTCTTGAGCAGGGCTCGAACTTTTGCATGTGTTATATCTGAAATATTCTTAATCTTTTGCTTTTTGAA